GTTTAGTAGGTTCTTTCTTATCGGTCTTCTTACCATTTCCCGTAGACAAGCCAAACGTAGCTAATGCTCCAGTAAAAATCGAAGCGACGAACGTGATATCGCCTGCCGTAGCTGACTTCTTGACCATAGGTAGCTCAACATAAGCTAATGTAATAATAAAGCCTGACCAGATAACTACACCTAGACGCACAGCTGCACCTAGTACTGCCATCTGTTCTTCATGGTCATCTACATTTTCTTTGAGCTTTGTGAGGAGTCCTTTCTTTTCTGGCGGTTTTGTCTCCATTTGTTTATTTTATCTTGTATAAATTTTTGGACCTTTTTACGTATCCATTCGATTAAAGGCTGTGTGACAGTTGTAGCTGCCACAGCTGTAATCGCCGTTGTAGCTGCCACTACGACAACCTCTGTTGAAGGTCGAGGTACTGGCTGCTTAATAAACGGTATTTTAAGTGTAGGTGGTTCGGGTGTTTCTTCTACAGTCTTGACAGGCTCATCCTCTTGATCTCTTAGATCGCTAGGAGGAACTACCATAGGTTTATAGTATGGTACGTCAGCTGTAGGTATAGGTATCTCAACAGTCTCTATCTTTTTAATATCAGGTAATACTATGGTGGGTATTTCCATCTATGTTACTTTAAACTCCATTACCATGACAAAAGCGTTTGTTATGCCAATCTGAGAATGTTGATAATATGATGATCTACCTTTAATACTATAAGTTCTATTGCTTGTATTTGAAGCATAATCTATACCTATATATGGTCCAAAAGCTGTGTATGAACCGGTACTGTCAGATACAGTATTAGAACTACCACCACGTATCGACCCACCACTTCCACTGAAATGACCTTGGCATTTGTACCACTGTTGGGTTCCATAACTTTTCATTGAGTACTCATGATATATAAGATATCTCATATCAGAAGTCACATTATCAAAAGTTAATTCAGTACCCGGTACAGCTTGGAATCCAGTATTATAATGAGGAACTTGCCAGTGGCTATCTCGATAACCAATCTTTACTCTTGTACATGCACTAGCCAGACCTGTAAGTGCTGCACCACTAATTGCTGGTAAAGCACCAGTTAAGTTTGCAGCGGGTATATTAGTTAAGTTTGATGCAATAGCAGCTGGTAATGTACCCGGAAATCTAGCATCTGGAATTGTACCTGATGTAAGATTACTTGCACTTAGGTTTGTTAAGTCAGGTTGTGCTACCTGTGCCCAAGTTAAACCACCTGTGTTACCAGACTGAGCTGATAAAAAGTAACCATTAGTAGGTGAGTTAGAAACCTGTAACTTAGCTTCATTAACTGATTCATCTGCTAAACGAGCGTTTGTAATTGAACCAGCTGCAATTTGATCTGTGCCAACTGCATCGTCAGCTATTTTTGCTTGTGTTACTGCATTGTTTGCGATAGTTAAAGACGTAGATCCAGTTACATCACCGGTATGTGTAGCATTGCTAGTTTTAGCTGTGTTTGCTGCAATAGATGCTACAACTGAATCAGCTAACTTGTTGTTAGTTACGGCATCATCTGCTAATTTAGATTCTGTTATACTTCCATCTGCTACAGAGCCAGCTACACTAAACTGACCAGCCATATTAGAATGAGAGCTGCACTGGTAGTAAAGTACGTCAGGAGAATCATGTGGTACTGTAAATTTTATTTCTGTACCATTACCTCCTCCGTTGTTTGTAACTCCTGTATTATAGGCATCATTAGTTCCACCATTAGCTATGCTAGTTTTAATGTAGAACGGATGTCCTCCAGAGTTATTTTCAAAAATATATGTATGACCTCTAGTAAGATAGATAGTAGGATCATTTACCGTCCCATCTAAACCGGGACCGGTAAACGTATAATGATCATGACCACTAGCACCTAGAGACCAGCGAAGTGTCTCTTCGACACCTCTTGAACTAATCTGTGTAAGTGTCATATATCTCCTAACCTACAAGAGCTGCAATCTGATCGTCTGTAAGACCAAGATCTTTAAGTTTAGCTTTACCTAAAGCTTTATCATTTTCTTTTTTTATAGCAGCCGCAGTTTCAGCGTCTCTCATAGTTTTATCCGCAGCTACTTCATTGTTGTATGCAGTTGTTTCTTCTGAAGTAAACTCTTCAAGTTTCCAACTACCATCAGTTTGTAATGTTGCATGTTTCATGTTTAAGTTCCTGTTCCTAGTACGACATAGTTAAAGTTAGAATCAGCTATAGAATCTCCATTATGTCCAGATAAATTAATTCCTCTATAACTTGCATTATTTGTATTAACACAACTACCAGTCTCATGCCACACCTTACCAGCTTCTCTATAGCCTGCAACCCATGTCCATACACCTTCAGTAGCTGAATCATGAGGATTACCAAATGTTAGTTCAGTTATACAGTTTGAATTATCTGTACCATTGTAATAAGTTGCTAGACCATAAGTTTGAGCATTGTTACCAAACCTTTGATCGGAATCTCCATTTTCTGAAGAAGAATGTCCAACCCATGTATAAGCTTGACCACTATCTGTTACTCCGCTAGCAGTTATTAATCGTAGTTTTAACCAATCATCTTGTGTCCATTTTATATACACTTTGTAGTATTTATATGTAGCTGAAAATATATTATCTATATTTATATCTGTAGCTGCTGAACTTGGCCCAGTACCACTAGCTATTTGCACCCATCCACCAGCATCAGCAAAAGATAATGATGAACCATCTGTTTTTAAAAATTTACCTGTGTTACCAGATTGAGTTGGTATAGGATCTGCTACACCTTTTGCTACTAAATTCCAGTTTGACTGTACACTACCACTAGATGAAGGTACTTGTGAACCGGGAGTTGATACTGCAATATATGTGGAAGTAACACCACTATCTGTATATTCTACTAAATCGTCTACAGAATATGCAGGGTTAGGACTGGATGACCATGTGCCTCTCCAGACCTGTTTGATTTTTCCTAATTGAATTGTTGCCATTTTAAATTGTTGCGACTAAGTTGCCTGTTGTTGAATCTAAGCTAAAGGTAAATCCTGTAGCTGCAAAGACAACATCATCGAACGATGCGTAAGTAGCCGCATCAATGTTGTCTGCACCACCGTTAGTAGTAGTGACTTGTAGTTGTGATCCAGATGTATTAAATCCATAAACCTCTGGAGAAGATACACCTGTTAATGCAGATCCATCTAAAGCTGGTAATGCACCTGTTAATTTAGATGCTGTAAGTGTAGAAATTCTTGCATCTGCTACTGTACCTGTTAAGTTACCAGCTGGTATACTTGTTAAGTTAGCTGCACTTGCGGCTGGTAAAGTCGCAGGGAATCGTGCATCAGGTACTGTTCCAGATGTTAAGTTACTTGCACTTAAGTTTGCTAGATCTACAGTTTCAAATGTAGGATCAGCACCATTATTAGCACGTAAAAACTTACCATCAGTAGATCCTGTACCATGTGGTAACTTGTCAAGAGTTACTGCTTGGTCCTGTATCTTAGCAGTTGACACGGATAAGTTTTGTAGTATAGCTGTATCTACTGTGTTGTTGCTTGGTGTACCTATGTTTACAGTACTACCCATAACTACAGCATGATAACTGTCACCAGCTGACGGAGCTCCGGATAGTTTAACTGTACTACCATCTAGTGCAAAACCTTCTGAAGGTGTTGATGTACCAGCATTAGGTTTTTGTACAACACCATTAATACTAAGTATAATTTGTTGTGCATTAGTTGGTGCATTAGTTATAGTAAAGTTCTGTGTAGTGCCATCAAACGCTGGACTAAGTGTCGAGATAAAAAAGTTACCTATAGACTGAGCTTCTTCCCACGCACTAGCTGTTCCGTTATATACGAGAAGTTTACCTGTGCCAGTATTAAAGAATAAATCACCACTATCAAGAGAACTTGTAGGGTTCGAGTTACCAACTCTATATCTTTCTGAAAAATCATTTATATCACCACTAAGACTTACAAGGTCATCTTCTTTTAGTGTAGCTTTATGGTAGTTGTATACTTGTCCACTACCTGTAGACGTTACAATAAAACGTATACCGTTAGCTACAGTAGAACTATTAAAGTTAGAAGCTATACCGTTAATTGTTACAGTAGAGCCACCTACAGTTCTACCTGTTGTGCTTGTACCACTACCATTTACAACTATTCCTCCAGCGTCTGCAATACTAATTGCAACTCCGGCAACAGGTTGTGTGTTAGGAAATTGTAATTCATTTGTTATGGCTTCAAAACCACCAATCTCATCTATTCTATCTGTAACATAGTCTACCACAGCTCCGGATGTTGGAAAACTGGCATCTGTATCAGATAGTGTAGTTTGTTTGGTAAGTCCGTCAATCTGGTTAAGATCGGCTATGTCAGCTGTAAGAGCTGTGCTGTCAGCAAGTTTAGATGCTGTACCTGATTGCATACCAGCTAGAGTTGTAAGCTCTGCATCTGCTATCTCAGAAGTTGTAACTGAGTTAGGTGCAAGGTGTGAAGAATCTAAAGGAGAGCTAGCTATAAGAGTTTTTATCTCACTAGCTGTCTGATCTGCTGTTGCACCAGTTTCTATACCATCAAGCTTTGTGTGGTCAGCATCAGTAAATACATTACTATCAGAAGCAGCTTGAACAGCAGCTCTGATTTCTGCATTAGTTTGATCTGCTGTAGCTCCAGATTCAATACCATCTAATTTAGTACCGTCAGCTGCTACATCTCTACCATCGACTGTACCAGATACAACAATGTTACCTGTAACAGTGTGTGCACCTGTAGCAATAGTACCAGATGTAGATATGTTTTGAGCTGCAAAAGCTGGATTTATTTTTGAACCTTCTATAGCCGCTGCTGCATTAACATCAGCATTAACTATTGTACCATCAACAATGTTTGCACTAGCTACTGTAATATCAGTAGGTAATGCGCCACTGTTTAGTTTATCCATTGTTACAGCATCATTTGCAATCATGCCTGTAGCAACAGTGCCAGTATCTCCTGTAGTAACTACGTTACCAGTTACGTTAGGAAATGTTATTGTATTATCTTGTGTAGGATCAGCTACTGTAATTGTTGTTTCATGTGCATCATCAGTTGCACCTTCAAATACTATGTCTACATCTTCACCGAAGTTAAGATTACCGGTCATAGTACCACCGAGAGCACTGATATAACGACCGTTAACTTCTTGTGTAACGTATAAGTTCTGTGTAAAGTTGTCGTTAAGATCTTCTGATTTTATAGCTGAACCAGCATAGAATGTAGCTGATAGGCTGTCAATACCTGTCTCTCTAAATATTTTGATTTTGGCTCCGTTAGCTGGAGGAGTATTAAATTGTAAGGTTGTTGCGTTGCTTAAAGTAAAAGCAGTCGTATCAACCGCATCTATAGACGCCTTAACGTCTGATGCCTTAAGATATGGAAATGTAAAGGGGTAAGAGGTTCTTGACCCATTACCCGTATAAGAGTCTTGTGTAACAGCCATGTGCTTTAGTTACCGTAATTAATTAATTTTCGTGTTTCTTGATCC